CCGTAGAACTGTTTTGGTCGTTAGAGAAATTGGAGTCAGATGCACCAGCCCAAACTTCCCGCCTGACATCCGTGCGAAGATCAACGACTCCCGTCATACTCAATGCGGGAATGGATGCGTAGTTGCTCGTGTCCCCCGGGGTGTGTAGGACTCGATCCCCGTCTGTCGTATCCCCGATGAACGCGCGCTTGACCCCACCGTAGTACCCGTGGTGGCCGAAGCCGCTGTAGTCGATCAGCACGCCGTTGGTCGAGACTTGGCGGGCCATCGACCACTCACCGACCGCACCGCCCATGCCGAGCAGCGGCCCACGATGGCCGTCGAGGCGGCGTCTACGGAGCAGGGCGAGGTCCACGGCGCGCTACTCCTCGCTCCACCACGCCGCGTCGACGGTCGCGGTGCCCGCCGTGCCTCCGGACTTCACCCGGATCCGGACGCCATCCCACATGGCGAGCGCCAGGATGGTCTTGAGGCCGGTCGTGGTCCACGACTGCACCGCGAGCCGCCAGGTGCCTCCGGGCACATCGTTCGGCTTGAGTACGTCCACCTCGACGGTCGCGGTGGCCGGAATCGCTGCGATCAACGTCTGCAGCTCGGTCACCTCGTCGAACAGGTAGGACTCCGCCGGCAGCGTGTCCGGCGTCGCACGCCGTAGGTACAGGATCTCCGGCGCGTAATCGCCGGACCCAGCCGGTACCGCGAAGTCCATGCTATACCGCCGCGAGAACTGTCCCATCATGCCCTCCTCAGAGGTCGGTGTTCTGGCTGGCGACCCTGTCGCCGAGCGCCTTGATCCGCACCAGGACGTGGTCGCGCGCGCCACCAGGCCGGACGAGCTCTGCCTTCTCGATCCGCTTGACCGCTGTGATGCGCGGGTCCTCGCGCTGCTCTTCCTGCTCGAGGAACACGTCCACGAGCGCCGGGTTGGCGTCGAGCGCATCGTCCAACTCCCTCACCGACAGGTAGTCGTCGGCGCCGGCGGCGGCGTTACCCTCCGCCTTCAGTCCGGTGTTCCCGTCGCCACCCCCGGACAGCGTGCCGTCGGGCGGGGGCTGGATCGTGCGCGCGGCCACCTTCGGCTCGACATGATCGTCGACCACGCGCGGCCCGTAGATGTCGGCCGCCTTCGTCACAACCGCCTTCTCTGACTCGAACGCCTCGTCTCCGATCACCCTGGGGCCGTATTTGCCGAGCGTCATGGTCTGTACCTCTCAGTTGAGTCCCGCATTCAGGACGCCCCTGCGTCCCCGGGCATGCCGGAGAGCGTCGGGGAAGGTCGTGTGCACCGCATCGAGGATGCGGACGATTTGGTTCTGCGTGTCCTGCTCGCCGTCCACGCGGCCCATGGCATCGGTGAACGCCTCTTCGGGCCGGTTGCGGAAGTGCCAGTCGCGCTCCCGGAAATCGCGGATCGCGGTACCGCTCTGTATCTCCCGTTCGGTGTAGACCTGAATCGGCCTGAACCCGCTCTCCAGTAGGCGAGCGAACAGATACCGGCCAGGCCGGCGCATGGCGACCGGCAACTCGTCGAAGCGCGCGAGCACGCGCCGCGCCGTCTTCGCCCTGTAGGTGCTCGGCTGGACGGAGCCAAGCGCCCAGTACCCCATGCCGAGATAGACCAAGGCGGCCGTGCTGTCCGTCTCGCGGAACCGTGCGAGCACATCCGCGGGTGCGTCCCGCACGGCCGCCAGTGGTCGGAAGCTCATCGCGTGCCCTGCGGACGGATCGTGACGCGCACCTTGAGACCCGTGAACGTACCCGAGCCGTCGGTGGTGGCGTGCAGGTTGATCGCGTCGGTCGCTCCACCCTTGAGGTTTGCCAGTGTGGCGTTCAACACCGCGTCCTCTCGCGTGGCAGCGACCGGCACCTCCGCCGCAGTAAGAGCCGACGTGGTACCGATTTTCAGGTCGTACGACGCTGCGGCGTCGAGCGCCCCGGCAAAGTGCTGGATGCTGACGATCTCGAACGCGTACCCTGGCAGGTACGAGTCCTGAAGCACGTCAGCCTGGCTGATCGCCACCGCACCCACAGAGAGGTCGATCGTCCTCTGTGCGAGCGGGGAGTCGCCCTCGAAGTGCTGTTCCCTTGTGAGCATGGTCCTTCTCCGTCGAAGTGGTCGGATCGGTGCCGGGGGCACTCGCCCCCGGCACCCCTCTCCGCTCTACTCCTCGGTTATCCCGAGGGTCAGGTCAGCGAGTTGTCGAAGTTCTCGATCCGGAAGTTCTTCTGCGGATCCTCGCTGCCGGTCTCGAGATGGGTCGTGCCGTACGCGTAGAACGCGTCCTTCCGGCCTGTCGAGTCCGTCACCTGCCGGAACAGCGAACCGGTCGTGTCGTCCCACTCGAAGCTCTTGAGCATCCACTTCTTGAGCGTGCCCCGGGTGATACCGAACGCCAACGAGGGCGGCATCTTCCTCGCGACCCGCACCGGTACGGTACGGTCCCCGAGGACCATGAAGATCCCGCCCTTCCCGCCGGTGAAGCTCCGGGGATCGTTGAACGACCGGTCGCCCTTGAGGTCCTTCCAGAGCGTCCGCAGCCCGTCACGCGAGGTGACGAACAGGTCGATCATCGCTCCGCCACGCTGGTACGAGGTGTCGTCGGCGTAGACGACCACCTCTTCCGTGAGCTTCTGGCCAGCCGCGAACGGCGCCGCCTGTGCGTCGAACACGTGGCCGCGCCAAGCGGAGTAAGTCGCCCGCGCGAGGTTTTGGAACGTCGCGAGGATATCCCCGTCGTCGACGATGCCGAGCAGCCCCATCGGCTCCTTGCCGAACGAGTTGTCCGCCTCGTCACCCTCGGCGAGAAAGTCGTTGTCCGCGAGAGCGGTGGACAGCGCATCGACCACCATATATCCGTTCGCGTGATCCACGTCCTCGACGACCATCTTGTTCGCTCTGAGCGTGGTACCAGCAGCCGTCGTAGCGGCACGAATCGTCTCGCCCTTCTGGAACTGAAAGAGCGCGCCGCCGAGACCGGCGACTCCGAACGCGGAATCGACGATCAGGTTCGTGGCCGGCGTGGCAGCGTTCACCCGCGCCTTGACGCCCGAACCGTACCCGAGCAGCATGCGGTCCATCTCGTTGCGCAGCCGCTCGACGAGCTTCGGCATGGACTGCTCGCCCCAATTGACGAACGCGCCGATATCCGTACGCACCCGCTTGAGCACGTCGCCGGACATTTCGACCGAGCCCAGAATCTTCTTCAGCTCGATCCTGCTGTTCTTGATGAGCGGCCCGCGGGGAACGGGGATGTACCCGCTCTCGCCACGTGCGCCGACACCTGCCGGCAGGTTGAAGAGCTGGGCCGTCTCGATGTAGCGCCCGCCCGTCGTCTGGTCCGTCTTGATTCCGGATCCCTCCTCGAAGATGTCGAGAAGCTCCGAATCGGTGACCACGTTGTTGATGAGTGAGTCACCGAAGATGATCTTCATCGCCTCGGTCAGGTCCGTGGTCTCCACCGTATCTCCCATCACGGCGACCACGCCTGAACTGGCGATTAGCGTTGCGATGGCGCCCCACCCACCGGCTACGAAGCCCCCAATCAGCAGGAGCACCGCACCGAGGTAGACCACCGTCGTCTTGAGTCTCTGGCTCATGGTTGAGTCCTTGGTGTGGAATTGTCCCGACCGCATCAGGACAGGCCCCGCGTCTTGCGGAACCACGAGATACGGTCACGAACGCCCTGCCCGTCCGGGGGCTTGATACGGGTAGGCACGGCGCCGGAGCCCGCTGGCGTCACGGCGGCTGCTGCCTCTCTCGTCTCACGAGCAGCGCGAAGCTGCTCTCCCACCATCCGAGCGTTCACCGCTTTCTTCCCCCCGGCGGCGGCGTGAGCCGGCGCAGGTGCACTTGGGGCTGGGGGATCGTCGGTCGGCCCCGCACCGGCGGTGCGCGAGCCGTTGCCGGTGCCTGGAGCCCCGGGCGTGAGCCCGAAAAGCTGCAGGACACCGCGCTGTTGCAGAACCACAGTGATCTCGTCGACCGGGATCGACTCGATCTTCTTCTCACGGATATGGTCGGCGAGTTCCCTGGCGGCGTACCGCTGGAACGTCTGCCGACGGCTGTCGTCGAGGCTCTCCGCGAACCCGTCGAGCGTGTCGCGGACGGCCATGACCTGTGTACGCAGCGCCTTGGTCTTCTCGGTCTTGGCGCGCGCGCTATCGCGCTTCTCCAGTTGTTCCAGCCGCAGCCGGTCGCGCTTCGCCGACAGGGCTTCCTCGTCGTCCTCGATCGCGCCGAACTCCTCCATGACCGACTTGAAGATGTTCGGATCGGCCATGAGCTGGCGGGCGATACCGCGACGGATCTCGGGGTCGGTGACGTGCTCGAGCACGAAGCCCTCGGGGTCGCCCGTCAGGCTGTCGAAGACGAAGTCCACCTCCTCGCGCTGGCCGGCAAGCGCGGTCTTCTCCCGCTTGAGCTCCTCGCCGCGCATGAACCCGTTGCGGAGGCGGTTGAGCGAGTTGACGAGCTTCGGATCCGCGATCTCCCACTCCTCTTCTGGATCGTCCGGCCCACGGCCAGGGAGACGCACGACCGCCTTCTCGTCCACCTCGTCGGACGCGGCCTCTGCCTCTGGGGCAGGGGGCGCGTCTGCGGCCAGCTCGCCTTCTGCGCTACCGGCCAGGGTCGCGTTGATCGACTCGAGCTCCTCCACGGAGGGGAACGTCCCGTCCGCACGCCGGACCTCTTCGCCAACCCACATGAAGCCATCGGGCAGAGCCGGGGGCTCGTCCGCCGGGGGCTCGTCCGCAGGGGGCTCGTCCGCAGGAGGTTGGTCCGCAGCGGCCACGGCTGTAGGCTCCGGCGCGACAGGCTCCTGGGGCTTCATCCCTGTCACCGGATCCTTGCCAGCCTGGAGATTGGCGCGGACCTCTGCCACACGTTCCGAGATAGAGGGGCCCGTCTTTTCCTTCGGCTCCTCGGGGCCGAGGATGGCGTTACCCGCCCGCTTCACTTCCTGGCCGGTTCCCGGATCCTGCTGCGTTCCTTCGGTCATGGTCATCTACCTTCCGGTTTGCGCTTGGTTCTCAAGCGGCTCCACGTTTGGCGGGCGCACCTGCCCCCTTCGGCCCGTTCCCGGGCTCTGCGGGCATCAATGCGGCCGCCTCTCCTGCCACCATCGCCTCGCGCATGATCTGCTGCTGCAGGGTCTTCACCTGCGCCTCGAGGATGATTTGACGATAGGCCACGAACTCCTGCATCACCGGCCACGGCTGCTTCACGTACTCCGGCGACTTCATGTACTGCTCGAGCACTGCGAGATGAATCGCGTGATCGTACCAGTCGAAGACCGGGATCTCCTCGGCGGACGCGCCCTGCAGGAGCTTCCCGGTGTTCTGTTCGGCGGTCGACCGGTCGATGCCGCCAGGACGTACGGCGCGCCCCATGTGGGGGAACTGCGCCTGGTCCAGCATGGTGTTCACGGAGTTGGGGTCGCCGGGCATGCCGAAAATGCCCAACTCGTAGAGCTTCATCACGCGGTTCTGGCGTTCGCCCCGTCCTTCCGGCAGCATGGACTCGACGTCCGGCACCACGTTCACCTTGCCGCCCGTGAACATGTCGGGGAGCACGGTGATGGTGCGGGTCACGTTGTCCTCGCCGGCGACCCGCAGGAGCTTCTCCTGGTCCCAAATGGTCGGAAGCATCTGGATCCAGTCCTCGACCATGCGCCCCAACTCGGTCACGGCCCGCCGCTGCGTCGGCCCCACGAAACGATCGGCGTTCCACCGGAGCTCCTTCACGAGCAGGCCACTGGCGTCCGACGTGGGGGGATCGCCCATGGCGCCGGTGATGTTGCCCAGGTCGTCAAACTCACGGGTGAGCATGCCGAACGCCTCGTACACGTCCTTCGAGAGGTTCGGCGGTGAGACGAACTTGATGGGGTTGTCGATGCCGCGGAACGAGCCGTAAACCTCGGAGCCTGGCCGGTTCGTAAGCGTGCCTTCCTGGATCCCCGCGTCCCTGTCGATCAGCTTGATCGGGTTCGCCGTGAGGTTCGTGTGCTGCAGGATCTGCGCGACGATCCGGTCCCGGGTGCGGGTCGGGCCGTTGAGCATCTCCTGGGGGCTGGTCCCCTGGGGGCGCCCGGGCACGTTCACGAAGTCGAAGCGGCGGATCGGGGACGCGTTGCGGAACCGAGCGGTTCGGACGCCGTCACGTACGACCATCTTCGATGTGGCGATCAGAAGGCGACCACCAGCCACATCCTTAGTCTCCTCCATACCCGGTCGCTTACAGGGCTTGAACCAGCCCTCGTACACGGGGATGAAGCCGTTGAGGCGACCGTCCGCGGCGCTGACGGTCGCCAGCTTGTCCCGGCCGTCGGCGGTGCCGAAGAAGCCGGAACCGTACATCAGGCGCTGCAGCTCGCCGGCCTCCTCCGCCTGCGTGCCGGTGATCTCGGGCGCGGTCTCGATTCCGAACGCATCGTAGAACTGTTCGGGGGTGAGGAACGTACGGTGGGTGTGCCATGCCTTGCGGTGCCACGGGATGTTCGCGCCCCACTCGCCTCGGACCTCGAGCGGGGAGAGCACGTCCACGACGATCTCCCCTTCCCGCATGGCGTACGGCTGGCCGGTGGGCTCGAACGCGCCGCTCTGCGCGTCGAGAAGCCGTGCGAGAGGCATCCCGTCCTGGTCGTAGGGAACGCCCTGCACCTCGCGCTCGATTGGCCCGCCTGGGCCCATGACGGGCGTCCCATCCGCGTTGAGGAGCGACAGGATCGCCGGACCGATGAACTCGCGGAGCTCGCCACCGTTGCTGTCGATGCGACTCTTGAGGAAGGCGCTGCCGCCCGGGATGAGCCACGCCGTGAGGCTGTCGAGCACCTCCGTCATGCCGGCCGTCTGCCACACCGTCTTGAACACGGTGTCCATGACTTCCGCGAGGATCGCGTCCTTCTGGTCGCCACTGGACGGCTGGAACGAGATGATGGGGGTGTTCTCCGTCATGCGAGCGTGCAGCAGCATGTACCACAGGAGCAGGCGGTTGAGGACCGGGAAATGCCGCCACCGCCGTTCGGCTTCCGGCAGATACGCGGCCACGTCCAGGAACTTCTGCTGGACGTCGCTCCACACACTCCAGTGCTGCCCGCATAGCATCCGGATGTTCTCTTCGACCTGGCGGTCGCGGGCTCGCAGGAGGTGGTCCTGGGAGTGGTAGAGGTTCCGGATGTACTCTACCCTGGCGGAGTCCTGGCCGTCTTCCTCGAAGGGGCTGGCGCGGAGATCGGGCGTATTTCGGTAGGGACTCGGGCGCGCGGACATGGCATCAGGCGTGCCATTCTGGCCTTGGCGGCCCCATCCGATTCGCGGCAGTTGCAACTGAGGCGCCCTCTACACCGAGGAGTCGTGGCCGTCGCCACGTATCCCTAAGTCAGTGTGTGCGCGACATTTCCTCAAGTCGGCAAGAGGCTTACATGCCTCTGGGCGGTATCAGTCTGACGCGTCAGAGTCGCGATGGAGGGCCCGTCGGAGCAGGCCGCGCATCGGCGCATGGGACATGCCGAGCTTGCTGCCGATGCGCCCGACGTGAACGCTGACGGTGCTCCGGGAAATCCCCAGCACCAGCGCGACTTCGCGCTGTGTGTGACCCTCGGCCACCAGGTCTAAGACCTCGCGCTCCCGGGGGGAGAGAGGGGCGCCGTTACCAGCCATCGGTGCTCTGCCTCGCGAGTTGCATCAGCATTTGATCCACGTCTTCCTGCGCTTCTTTGAGGGTGCACCCCGTCTTCGCGATCGTATCGTCGATCATGCGCTGTCGGTCCTCGGCGCCCATGATCTCCGCGGCATGCGCCTCTCCGTCAGGAGGCGGGGTGACCGTCGCGGCCATACCGCGCTCCCTGTCCTTGTGGACGAGCCACGCGAGATCCTTCCGCCGGCCCCGCTCACCGAGCCACAGGCCGAAGCACAGGGCCGCAGCGGCCACAGCGACTACGACAATCAGGTATTCGGTCATCCGATGCGCTCCAATACCACGGGGGGGAGTCCACGGCGGACCAGGAGATCGTTCAGGTCGTCATCGAGGCTGCGGTAGTTCAGCACGATGTCCGCGTGGCGCAGGTGTGGGAATAAGCCCGTCGTCCAGCCGTCGATGATGTGGCGCTGACGAGGGAGGATCTCAGCGACCTCCTCCAGTGTGCAGTTGAGGTGCCGGGCCCAGGAGGCGACCATCTCGGCCTCGTCGCGGACGGTAGTGAAGGCACTGATGCTACCACGCCCCTCCGTACCGAATCCGGAGTGATGGGACCCCACCATCTCAAAGCCGATTTTCTGCAGCGCTGCGGCTGTCGCCCGGGACGCCGTGCGCGGGTTGGCAAGGTACGCGAGGCACTTCTCCGCGTGTACGTACATCATCGCCCCCCGAACGCTTCCTGCAGGATCTTGCCACCGTCGAAGCCCGGGAACGGCAGCAGGTTGAACAGCCCGAGCATGATGTTGGCCGCAGCCCCGAACTCGAGGCCGTTCAGCGCGAGCACCCACGCCACAAGAAAGTTGGCCGCCGGGCCCGCCATGCAGACGCGCAGCCAACTGTGCCGGTGGTCCTGCATCAAATCCCGCGTGATCGGGACTGGGCGGGCCCACCCCAGGAGTGCACCGAAAAGAGCGAACGTCACCGCGGGGACCAGCAAGGTGCCGATCGGGTCCAGGTGGTTCCACGGCGCCAGGCTCACGCGGCGCAGCTCGAGCGGTGTGGGGTCGCCCTCGGCTACCGCGGCCAGGGCGTGGGCAAGCTCGTGGGCCACCATCCCCAGCGCGACCGCAGCGATGACTTCCAGTGGCGCTATCACGGCTGCACCCCCTTCTCTCGCCGAGCCTTCGCGCGCAGCCTCGCGATCCGCATCATGGCGAACGGGTTGATCGTCGCAGAAGGCCAGCGTTTCAGCATCCGCCACAACCTTCGGCGCCACGTGTTCTGCAGGATCACCTGCTCGTGGTACGTCTCGAGTATCCGCCAGAGCTCCTCGCGGGATACGAGTTCCGTCCTCGGCTTGCTCGCGTCGGCGCCCTCGAAAAAGTAATCAAGCAGGCCGTAGCTCTGCGGCCTCGCGTGAGACGGGTGGTTCTTCGCCCTGCGCCTGCTCATATCAGCGATCCCAGCTCGGGGTGGATCATTTCGGACGGGTTGACCTTCTTCGTAATGACCCGCCGGCAGGCGTCGGCTTCGCGGGCCAGGGTCTCTTCGGACCACGCATCGAACGCGGTCTCCTCGTGCTCCGGGCGGGTCTGCGTTCGGACGAAGTTGCCGTAGACCGCGGCGTCGCCCTTGTCGGGTGACCGTCCGAGGCGCTTGACGATCTCCTCCTTCGATTCCACGATGATCTTGCCGCCCCGGGGCTCGTACGTCGGCGTGCACAGATCGCGGAAGAGCTGCTCATCGTTCGGCAGAGCGATGCGGCCGTGCTGCAGGTCCGAGCGCATCCGCCACCACATCTGCGCCCGAAGGTTGGCGAACAGCTCCTCCTTGCGGACGGGAATGGCGCCATGTTCGTCCACCTCCGGCCACGCCCTGGCAGAGCCGTTCAGCCAGTTCCCGTGGACCATGAGCTCCTTGAGCTTGTTCACCGCGCTGGCGCCGACGCCGATGGAGTCCACGCCGAGGTTCGTCTCGTCGATGCCGCGGACCGCCATGTCCACGGCGACGTCGCGCCCCAGGATCGAGGCGTCGGGACACGGAAACGACTCGATCTCGTCCAGGGTGGCGCCAGTCCAGAACGCTTTCGCGGCCTCGTCGCCGGTCTCGGAGTTTGCGACGTCGACGCCGAGCGCCAGCGGCCCCTTCCGGTACTCCGGATCTCCGTACTTCTCGGCCGCCCGCACGCACCACTCCCATCGGATCAGCGCGTTCTTCGCCTGGGCCGGAGCGATGCCCCGCACCATGCGGTCATACATCGGCGTGCCCTCGCCGAAGTCGTCCGCCCGGTCCTGCACTGAGATCCTGGAGATGGCGCCCGGGATGTACTGAGTATCGTTCAGGACATCTTCCTTCTCTGGGTCACGCAGGTTGTTCAGCGCGACGTTCGGGAAGTCCATCGCGCTGATGCGCACGAACTCAACGCGCTTGATCTCCGCGAACTTGTGAAGCGGATCCTGGCGATGGTCGGGGTTGCCCAGCCCGAGAATCAGGTTGTGAGGGGCAGTACACGTGTGCTTCACCGCGTTCCAGATGGCGGTATCGACACCGGGCGCTTCCTCCACGATGAACAACATGTGCTCCTCGTGGAATCCGCGGGCACGTTGCGCCGAGTCTTCGTCAGCGCCTACGCCGGCGACCAGCCCCGTACCTGACCACTTCTCCTCGATGCCGCCACGCATCCGGATTGTGAGGCTCTGAAGGATCGCGTCGGGGAAGTGAGGCTGGAACCTCGGCCAGAGGTCGCCTACCTCTTTCCACAGGTTCTTGGTGAGCTGGTCTTCTTTCGGCGCGATCGTGATGACGCGGCTGTTCTCGAAACACGCCAGGAACCACAGCATACCCGCCGCGCCAAGCGTGTAGGTCTTGGATGTCCCTGTCCCGGACGACACCGCGCACCACTTCCACGCTGCCAGCGCATCGAGCGCGACGACCAGCGGGTCCTTCGTTCCGTCCCATTTGTGCCGGTCGTAACCGTCGTACTCCGACCACGCGATGTGCTCCCGGGTGAAACCCAGGACGTCCATCATCCAGTTGACCGGGTCGCGCTGGTACAGGACGTGGGGCTTACCCTTCGTCCGCTCCAGCTCGCCGCGCAGGTACTGCTCGAAGTCCTCTTCCGACGACGGGTTCAGCCCAACAATGTCGGGCATGGCCGCGTAGCGCCCGATCACTGGACGATCTCACCGGACGCCGCGGGGGCCAGGAAGCCCTTCTCCTTGCCCCACGCCTCGACTTCTTCCGGCTCACGCCGCGCCCTGAGCTGGGCTTCCTCGATCGAGATACCCTCGTGGACGTGCAGCGCGACCACGAACCGCCAGAACACCGATTCCATCAGCATACGCGCCGTGTCCCGGTCGTTTTGCCGGTCCTTCTGGTACAGACCCTGGTGTTTCGCGAGCATGTCCAGCGCCTTCTGCTTGTCGACCAGCTTCAACTCGAAGCCGTACTCGGTGTTCTTCCAGCCGACGATCAGCTTGCGGATATGGAGCGGCAGCTTCGCGATATCCTCGGGACCCGATATCGACTCCATCACGATCTCGGCCGGATCGTAGAACGCCATGTTCGCGACCTCTTCCAGCCACTGCCGGTCGGAGAAGCCTGTCCGCTCCCTGAGCTCCATGCGGCGCACCGCTAGGTATATCCGCACGTCGTCGTCTTCGAGGAACTCTGCTGCGGCAGCGGCGTTGCTGTTGCCCGTCGCCTTCTGGTAGGCGACCCGGTAGTGGGCTCCGGACAGGATGGCCTCGCATGCGTCGAGCTCCGCATCAGTGAGAAGCCGCGGGATCGTCACGGCCATCGCGGCGCCAGGCTTCGGTGCCCGGGTCATCGTAGCCTGAGCGATTGAGCCTTCGCGGCCGGGATGATCCGCCCACAGCGTCTGCAGGCCCACGAGCCCCAATACTTCCGGCCCGGCATAGATCGCCGGCACGAGCACCACCGCAGCGATTCCGCGTGCTGTCGGTCCGCTTCGCGGATCCGGTCGCGCGCGGCCAGCGCCTCTTCTGTGGAGTAGGTCATGGGTGACTCCGCCCCAGCCAATGCGTGATTCTCCATGGCGCACGCGCCGGAGAACGATTCACGTCGCGCGGGGTCGGCGCCCCCCCAAGGACTTGCTCCCGCGTGGTCTAGTCTCCGCAGCCTACGTGCACCGCCACAGTGAGAGCGGGACTCGAACCTCGCATACTGACGACCCAATGGGCCCAGTGGCTTGCCTGTTAGCCTATCTCACGCCAATCGCGGGGGCGGGATTTGAACCCGCGACCTTCGGGTTATGAGCCCGATGAGCTGCCAGACCGCTCCACCCCGCTACGTCCTCGTACCGCTCAGCCCTCCGCCGCCTCGTCCTCCGCCGGCTCCGGCTCCGTCGGCACGTAGTCGTCCCCGCTGGTCGGGTAGACCGCGTCGTCCCAGTCCTGCACCCGCACCAGGTCCACGTAGAACTCCTCGCCCACCTCGAAGAAGTCCGCCAGGTTCGGGTTCGACACCCCGAACTCCAGCGTCCCCCACGGCGTAGCCGCCGAGAACTTCGTGTCCTCCGGGTCGTTCTCGTCGTACTGCGTGTGCATCAACACCTTCTGCTCGTCGTACTCGCCAGGCGACCCGGGCGTACCCTCCGCCTGCGTCACCGTGAACTTGCATCGCGCTCTGCGCATACCGCCTCCCGGTCCGTGCACCGTCACTGATACCGTCACAGTCCGAACCTAAGTAAGCCGAATGCCTATGCGCAAGAGGAACAACTACCCGTTGTGCCAGTTGAGGTTACGGGTACCGCGGGCGGGATGCTTGCAACGGAGTCAGGAGGGGCGGGATTCCTTTTGGGCCAGCCGCTGGCGGATCGCTTCTCGAATCCACGCGCTGGCGGATATCTGAATCCCGGTGCGCGCCGTCTCTCTGGCCGCGGCCTGAACGACCTGCTTCCAGAGAGACGGCGGCAACGTGATGTTGCGGCGGGCGGCTTCCGACTCAGCCGGGCACACGCTCCGCCTCCTGGACGTAGCGGACCACCGCCTCGCTCCATCCGTCGATGTGCGTCCACGCCCCGTATCCGATGCCGTTCTTGGCCGAGGCGACGTTCACCACGTAGCCCTTGCCCTTCGGGTCGCTGATCTTCTGGTGGCTCTGCTCGTCCGTGATGATGACGATGCGGTCGTAGCCACGAGCGTCACAGAACTGCTTGCCGTCCTCGGTGTTGGTGTTGTCGAAATCGACGGCAGCCGTGACCGCGTCGCGCAGCGCGAACCCGCGCCGGGGCGGCACAAGGGCCACGTGGGGCCGGCTGCTCCCATAGTACGGGCCGGTGAACGCGACCACGTCCACCTCCTCGCAGACCTCGCGCATCAGCATCGCGAGCCCGCACGCCGCGTCGAACCGGGTCAGGTCGGACTTGGCCGACAGGGCCGCGCTCATCGACGCGGAGTGATCCACGAGCAGCGCCGTCTTGCCTGGGAGCTTCTCCATCTCGTCGCACGCCCGGAACATGGCCGCCTCGAGATCAGGCTCCAGCGAAGGCGCATGAGTTGCCGCAGCGATGAACCGGAACGGCAGCACGCGGCTGAAATTGGCGGTCGCCATGTACTTCCGGATCGACATGTCAGGCACCTTGGCCTGCTGCATGTTCCGCAGATTGCGGAGCAACGCGAGCCCGCCGAGCTGGTTCGTCGCCATCAGGTCCAGCCACGCATCCTTCTGCTCCGCGCCACTGGACAGCCGTACCTCCCACGTATCGGGCACCGCCATGGTCCCGTCCACCAGCCGCTTCCACAGCGCAGCCTGCTCCTCGTCCTTCGGCTTGGGGTGTGAGAGGAACAGCACGTCGCGCAGTCGCACGTCGCGGGCGCGGTCGTACTTGGCGAGCTGGTACTCGTTGAACTTCTGGAACGCGAGCCCGAGCCCGCGCTTCACCTGAGCGGACAGCGGAACCTTGCCGTCCTTCCAGTAGAGGCTCAGGAACTCCGAGAGCTCGTCGGCTCGCTGGATCACGCGGGCGAGCGTGTCGCCCACGACCCGCCCGCCGCGGTTCGCCATGTGCCGCACGACCCACAGGGGCGCGTGGCGCAGGTTCATCTGCTCGCGAGCCTCGATGGCCAGGGCCGCAGCCACATCGAGCGGAACGGCGTCCACTCCGGCCGCGATGCGGTCGGCTACGCTCTGGCCGTCCTCGTAGAACTCGTCCTCCCACAGCAAACACGCCATGAGCGTACGCCGAAGCTGTGCCATAGAGCCGATCCGCTTGGCGGGCGCGCCTTCGTGGGTGCGGATCGTGGTGCGGGAACGCTTGAGATTGCTGGTCGCCATCTGGTGTCTCCAGAGGAAAAAGGGAACGGTCGGGGAACAAGCGACTGCGGAGATTTTCGCGCTCTACCGTTTCCTACGCCACTCGCTCATCAAACAGCGAGCCGGGGAACGAGCGTCTGCGGCGTGGCTTTCTACCAAAGAGAAGTAGCCGCCGACTTCACCACCGGCCCACACGCTGATACACGGTACACACAGTGCGCCGCGCCGTCAAGAGCCCCAGTCCGGCAGCACCAGCTCCGCCGCCACCCGCCCCGTCGGCCACGCCTCACCCTCCACGAGCCCCAGCAGCACCCTCAAATCCCGAGCCACCCACTCCGGCACCCGCGTCTTGCCCCGAACCCACCGCGAGACCTGCCCCACGTCCTCCTCGTCGCCCAGCAGCACTCGCGCCGCGTCCCCCTGCCGCCGCCAGCCCAACGCCCGGAAGCACCCCCTCAACTCGCCAGGCGTCAGCGCGCCCCCGTACACCGTGCGCAGCCGCCGCTTCCTCCGCGCCGCTCGCTTCGAATCCTCCGCATACGCCATCTCCTCCACCGCACCCTGCAGCACGCTACCCGCCGCCTCCGTGATCCGCGACCACCCCCCCTCCCGCAGCCTCAACGTCCCCTCCGCACAGCCCAGCAACTTCGCCGCTACCCGCCTCTCCCCCAGGCTCGCGCGCAGCGCAGCGTAGACAGCGGGCGTCACTCGAACAGTGCGCGGAACATCGACGTCGCGAACTCCGCCGCGTCCACGTCCTCCGGGTCACTGGAAATCGGCTCGAAGCCCACGCCAGGGACACCGTATGCCGCTCTCACCTCCTCCAGCGTCACAACCATCGTGCGCATGTACCCGCTGCCACCCACGGTCCTCCACGTCGACACGCCATCGCCAACCAGCGCGAGCAGCCCCTCCGAAGGCGGCGTCTCTACCACCGCATCCACCACCGCCCCGGGTACCACCACCGCGGCGCCAGTAGCCAACGCCGCATGCCGCACGAACTCTCGCCGGATCATACCCCACCCCCACCAGCCAGATGGGACCCGCCCGAAATCTCAGGGGGGCTACCACCACCGCTCAGATGGGACCCGCCGCGGATATGTGAGGGGGTACCACCACCCTCCAGATGGGACCCAATTCCATCGCCCGAGCGGCGGACGGGATATGATACTATCGGTCCGATGGGACCCATTGGATCCGGGGTCGGTCGGGGCCGCTGGCCGAGCCCGAACCACCGGCCGAGGGCGAGGACCATGCCGGCGACCAGGACGACGGCCAGGGTCGGCGAATCGAGGGCGAGCTGCACCCCGGCTCCCACGATGGCGACGACCACAGCCACCACCACGACGCCCACGAGGATGGCGGCGCCTCCCACTACCACGACCCCAACCCGGTCCATCAGCCTGCGGATCATGCTCCACCCCCTTGTCCGGTGTCGCGTCGCTCCCGCTCTCGCCTGTCCCTACCCCGCCTGCGCCGTCCCGAGCCCCAGCGGTGCGCCTCGCGCCTCGCTACCGTGCGTCGCTCCTGTCGCGCCCTGCGCCCGCTCTCCCGGCCCTTCCGGCCCCCGTCGCTCATGACGGCACCTCCGGCGTCTCAGTCTCCTCCTCGCCCATCCCCAACCTATCGCGGAGCTGCGCCGCCGGGTACGCCCGGTGCGTGCCGAGGTCGCCGAAGTACATGGGTCTGGCCAGACCAAGGACATCGTGGATCAGGCGCCGGGGCAACTTCGTGGCCCGCCGGAGCGCCCGGTACGGTACGCCCTTGCCCGCCCAATCGCTCAGGAGCTCCGTGGCGGCGTCCTTGAGCGCCCACGTCGCCTCTTGGAGCATGTCCGCCTCCCTCGACCCCTCCACCGGCCCCACGGGCCGCAGAGGCCGCAGGTCCCGCACGCCCTCGCGCCACCAGCCCCTGATCATCGCAGCCGGGTCCATGCCAGCCCGCCGCACCTGCCTCACCTCCGCCGTGGGTAGCGCGACCCGCACCAGCGTGGTGGCCACCTTCCGCCTCCGCCGGAACCGCGTCATCCTCGCGCACTCCTCGCACACGTCGTCGGCGGGCGGGGGCGCCTCCATCTGCCCCATTCCCCGCACGGGGGCGCTGCACGCTGCCACGTGCTGGTACGCCCGGTGCCAGAGCATCCCCCCGGACTCCCGGTGCCACCGCCAGCCGACACCCTTGTACCCCGGCCCTCTGCCCAAAACTCGCCTCCTGTGTGTGGACCCACCTAACAATTCCCTAACAGCACCCCCTCCTTAGCCTCCCTGTTAGAAGTGGCTTTCTAAGCCAAAGGTACTTAGACGGTAAGTTATAGACAAGGCATTACAACATGCGTTACCTACTCGACGAAAAATTGCGCTGTGCCACAACGGGTTTAGACCCCTCCCTAACAGAATTATAATAACATTACGTAGATGACAAGGAAAACGGATACAGCCCCATGTGAGAGAAATGGGGGGGGTCCGGGGCTTCTGGTTGAAGTTGTCGGTTTTTCCCGTCTAATGCGTTACATCTCCTACTCGCACTAGGCGTCTAACTTTGTACCTTCCGTAATTCGCGTTACATGTGTAATGGGGCTACTTCTGTGGGCAGTGTAACGCAGTTACGGGGTGTCACCGCAGCTTACACGCTATGTATTGCCTTGACACCTTCTGCATTCCCATGTACGCGCGTGACAGCTTTCTATCTCGTGAAGACTCTTGACATCTCTTGCAAACCCTTGTATTCATGCGTGGGGCAGGTACCCACCTGAGAGGTGCCGCCACGCGAGAGCAGGGGGACACATGTACGAATCGTACGACGTGCCGGAGCACCCGCCGGAGCCACACAGCGATGTGGTGGAGCACCCTGGGGACGGCTGGCGGCAGAGGGACGTGGGCATGTGCCGGGTGGAGGGGTGCGGGGGCATGGTGGTGGCGTGCCCTGAGTTGGACGAGGAGCAGGGGTGTTGGGTGGACGTGCCGACGTGCGAGGTGTGCGGGGCGGTGGTCGCCCCGGTGACCTACATCGTTAACGGAGGGTGAGGCGATGGCTGACAAGGCGACGGGCTGCGAGGGCTGCGGCGAGGCGGTGCCGACGGGGCGGTACCTGTGCCGGTTCGGGACGGTGGCTCACCCTGACCCCATGACCGGCGAGACGGTGCCGGAGGAAGCAGGCCCGTGGGAGCGAGTGGACTACTGCTGCGAGTGCGCGTCGCTGGCACGCGCCAACT